GTGGTGTGAGTTGGCTTCTTCTTATTCGACTATCGAGCCGCCGTGTTACCTAGAATACTCCAGGTAATATTTGTCCTGTGAATATGTAAGCACCGACTGCTGCATTGAATCCAATCATTGCGAGCCAGCCGTTTACACGTTCAGCGTTTTGAAAATACTCTTGTGGTGTAGGAGGTGTGATTACCTCTACTTGTGGTTCACGAGCATGTACGTTTGAGGTCATTAAATTAAAGGGTTGTAAGTTAATGAGCCGAGGACGAAGGTTCGGGTCGGCACGTTTAAATTAGAAGTCTACATCAGAACGTTCTAATTTCTCTTGTATATCCCTACGGTAAGCAGGGTCTTGATCATACCTAGGATCAGCCATAGCTTTAACTAATTCAGCTTGACTACGGAAGGTATTACCACCACTAGATGGTGGCTTACCTTGTATCAGTCTGCCTTCTTCTCCTACGTTGTCTTTCATTCGTGCTTGTAATGCTTGAATGGCAAAGTAACATGCCAGAGGATCTCCACGATCTACAATCGTGTCGTACATATTCTGCTCTTCTTGAGAGAGATTATTCTCTGCCCACGTTATCATCTCATCATAGTTAGCTTCGCCTCCTACAACATTCTTAAGCTCAGCAACATCTTGATCAGATAACCCTGGAGGTTCCTGTTGTACACCTTGCTCTCTTAGTTCTAGGTAAGCTTTAGCTAATGCGCCTGGGTTAGTGTTTGCTAATTCTTGTAGTGTTTCATCAGAGAACTTACCAGTAGTTCTTTCTTCCCATAGTTTATCAAGAACACTAGTATCACTAGGTTCTTCATCCTCTACTTCTTTCTCTGGTTCAGGTTCAGGTTCAGCTTCACGCTCTCCTAATTTTTTCTCCAATTCTACATGAGCTTTTGCTAACTCATCAGCGTTCTTGTATTTTCCCAGGATCATATCATCCTGTTCTTTATACATTTCTTCACCCACTTTGAGTGAGTCCATCTCTTCTTCAGAGAATTGACCCGACTCAGGGGTGGTTTCATCCATCGTTAATGTTTGGTCGTCTGCTGTCATAGGTGGTTCATAATAAAGTTATCCGGCGGGAGACGGTGCGACTGCCTGAGCTGTTGGATCAGGCTGCATTGCCATCTCATCTCCAGCTAGATCAGGGTTCTTAGATGGGTCCATCATAGGCGTACCCATAGCTTGTACTTGTAACTTAGATTGCTCTAGTGCCATAGCTTGTTGTTGCTGTGCTTGCTGCTCTTGTTGTATCTCTTGCATTGATCTAACAAGATTCAATACATCAATACCTTGTGCAGCTGCGAGACGTTTGATAACTTCCTCTGGATTAATGTGTTGCATTATTGCTTCTGGACCCATTGTCTGTGCAATGGTAGTCAAGAACATACTTAAACTTTCTCTATCCTGTCCACGACCTAGTGCATTTACACCAGCTACGATGGTAGGTTTAACTAAATCCTTTGGTAGTTTAGGTATCTCACCTGTCTTTTGGAACACAGTTAGTTTCCTATTCAGGTATGGTACTAGAAACTCTACAGTTAGAAGTGAATATAATCCACCTAATTGTTGGTCGAGTTCCGTCTGTGTCATGCGAACTTCTTCAGCTGTAGTGCGTTCACTATCCCGTACATTTAGTATAAGGAAAGCTTCGCCTAATCTCTTCTCGATCTGAGTAATGAGTTCATATGCTGTTGCAAAGTCCGCTGTCTTACCGACTTGTACTACACCTATATCATCTGGTCTGCCTTGAACGATTGCTCCGTTGCCTGCAGACGCCAGGGTCTGTGGTTTAGTAGTCGATGAGGGTGATACAGTAAAGATCACTTTAGCAGCCGCTGCAGAGCCTTCTACGAGTGCCTGAGAGAGTGCCTCCATTGACTTTAGATCACCTAAAAATTCTTCTACCCTGCCGCGCCCGTAAGCCTCTCCATCTACCGAATTAAATCGTAATGGTAACCAAGGAGTAATATCTACTGGAGCCTTACCCTTAGAAGCAGGAATAATATAATCATAAACCTCCTGATGCCAGACAAATCTATTGTTATCACGTCTGACATGAGTGTAAACATCACACTCTTTCTGTGTACCTGATAGATCTGTTTGAGGATTGTTGACATCTAAGATGCCTTTGTATTGTAGTACCTCTGGTGGTACTTCTTTCTCTAATAGCTTGTGGTTGATGCGTTCTTTCGTAATGATTTCTATCACGTTGCCGTTGCCATCGCGCTCTATCACATAACGATTGAGAGGATACATCTTTAACCCTTGTTGACCCATGAATATCAATACATTACCTGCGACAACCAAGTGCTTTAATGCTTGGTGTACGACCACACGGTCACTTGAGGCAGCGATTGATTCAAGTATCGTTCTCTCTATTTTAGCGAAGGAAAGATCCAACTCTGATCTAGCTTCGGGAGGGAACTCTCCACTCTCCAAGACTGAATCATCTAGTTGTAGTTTAAAGAAGCTAGTCTGTGGTGGTAGTAGTGCAAGCATTAGCTTAGCTGCTAACGTCACCACACCCTTAGCTCCTACACTTTGCCATGGAGTTTGTAGGTTACGTGCTCCTGCTTTAGTGTACTCTTCCTCTCCTCTAACGAGATAAGGTAGGGTTAATTTTGTAGCCTCTTCAGCTATGCGTAAAAATTGTGTACGGTCGCTGGACAGAACATCATATCTTTGTTTTGCTGTCATTGTATTAGGCTATGTTTAGCGTGTTTACTCTTGAACCTCTAGCAAGTTGACCTGTGCCTGTTGATGATGCACCAGTCCTAAATGCTTTAGATCTTCTACTCCGTATACCAAGTGCGCTATCACCTAGTGTACGATAGTTCATGGTACTAGATATATCTGTTAAACGTTTGTTCATCTCAGCTCTACCTTCTGCTATCCTATCTGATAGTACATTCTCTTGAGTTTGTAACTGTTGACCCCATGCTTTATTGAGATCAGCTATACCTTCCTCCCTAGTTCTGTACACATCAGAGATAGCAGCGTCGGTACGTTGACCTTCTCTTAGTAGATCATCTTGATAAGCTTTGAATTGTACATCAACATCTCCAAATTGTTGTTGAGTTTGTGTTCGGTAATCTCCGAACGCTTCCTTAACTCCAGATAAATCATCAGTCAGTCTAGCTTCTAGTTGATTGCGTTCGGCTGCACTGAGTGTAGTAGATGTTTCTAATTCCTCTTGGATTCTAGCACGTTCATCTGCACTTAACTTATCAAGCTCAACTTGTTTACCTGTTAAAGCAGAGAGACCTTCACCTAATGCTGTACGCACAGCACCGATGTCAGTTTCAAAAGTTGACTGTAGTCCAGACAAACCGCTTCCTAAACGACCACCTAATTCAGCATACTTCGATGTTAAATCGGCTGTTAATTTTTGCTCTAATTTTTGACGCTCATCTTCACCAATCTGTTCACCTGATTCAAGTCGTGCTTGTATTTCAGCACGTTCGTCTTGACCAAGAGCTCCTAAAGCTGCTAACTGAGACTGAGTTTGAGAGTATTGTTGACCCATTGCTGACTCAAGATTGCCTATACCTAAATCAAACTGACCATGTAGTGATTGCTGTAAGGCATCAAGGTTTGATCGCATAGCAGTATCGAACTCAGACTTACTAGTGTACTCAGTACGCATTAGTTCTTTAAGAGCATCGTCAGCAGTAGTTGATTGACCTATTATACTCTGTAGTTGTTCTTCTAAACCTTGTACATCACCCCACTGAACTTCTCTCTGAGATAAATCATCGAGTGATTGCCAAAGTCTATCACGTTCTTGTTGACTCTGACTAAACCCTGATTCAAGATCTGAATACACATCAGTGCGAAGATCTCCTAGTTGACCCGTTAGACCTGTTAAGTCATCACGTATGTCATCCCTTTGGTTTTGAGCATCAGTCCTCCAGTTACCCCACTCCGCTGCGTCTGAAGCGAAGCGATCGTGGATCCATTTGTCATTATAACTAGGGTTATGTACGACGGTAGTCTTTTTCTTTTTTCCCATTATGATTCCTCCAATCTATTCCGTAACCACTCCACGACGGAGCGTTGTCCTGCTTGATACATGATTGTATTGTACTCCTCTTTAGGATGTGGATTTACGGGTGGGAATTTTTCCTCTAGTTCATGAAGAATAGACTGGAGGTTGGGACCGAGCAAAGGCTCAAGCGTATTGGGGTAAGTTGACATTGCTATGTTCAAAGAAGGCAGGCATCCGAGCTCTCTGAGTCTCGGCAAATTCTGGTGCCTTACCCTCATACATTAAGCGATCGCTCGCATCCAGCCAGAATTTTTTGTCCAAATATCTGTTATAGGTATTTATACCTAGAGGTTGAACAATCCAGTTAATGGTGGCTTTCCTAAGTTTATCCAAAGAAGGAGAAGGACGTAGACCCAACTCACGACATACAAGACTATTAGCTCCGACGTGGATCTGTTCGTCGCGGCTAATGTCAGCAGATATTGTACGAAGAGCAGCATCCCCATTAAACCTAAAGAAAGGGAGTAGAACAAAGAAGATGGACCGCTCGGCGACCAAAGCCTTTGTAATAGTGTGATCAGGGTGATTGATCCATGCATCTCTTAATAACTTCCCCTCTTTTTCTGTGTTTTCATCTGTACCAAAGGCATCTGCATAGTATCCCAATGCGAGATCATGCCTTTCTTCATCTTTAACATTGTCGATTAATAGTTTTCTAGCGTTATCGGGAACATCTTTTTCAAGACCTTCCTGAATAAAGGCACCCACTGGTAACTCCAAATGACGTGCTGCGAGCGCACGCCCAATAGTAGCTCTTGCTTCATCGCTCACTTCTCCAACGGTGGGTTTTACGGGGGACCATTTGCGTTTACGGTCCAATAAAATTTCATACGGATGTTTTCTCATCA